CCTCCTTGACATACACCGGTCTTACGTCAATTCCCTCAACCCAGTCGGTCCCACACGACTCCCGGAACTTCCCGGTGAAATAACTCTTGCGAGTGTTCACCCAGAGTCCGACCGCGTCCAATGCTTTCACAAGTAGAGGGACGCACTCCGCATCGACAACGAGGTCGTCGCCGTACACAGAGATCGTGGGTTTTCGGATGCCTAGCTGTCGGGCGGTTGCCCAGCACAGACTATAGAAGAGGCACGATTGCAAGGGGAAAGTATAACCATTCCCCATGCCCGAAAACATCTCAAGTGTAACCGATCCCTTCCCAGGGATCTTCGTCTTCCCACACCGAGCTAAGCTCAGGAGGTCGAACCACTCAAGCGGAAATAGCGACCGCACCGCCTCAACAGCGATACAGTTACTAGCCGACTTCTGATCCAACGTTGCTAAAGTGTTGGTCAGTGAGCCTATCCTCGCGAGGCGCTGATTAAGCCGCTGATCTTTGAGGTTAAGGCCCGGCACGCGAGACAGTCTTCCAGACATCAAGTCACCAATACCCAGCTGCAGCATACCATTTAAGGTCGGCTGCGTTTCTGTGGTACGGTGCGTCTTCGCGTTTTTTGGGACGAAGCTGACTGCGCCTTCGTGAAGCACGATTGGCACAGACCCCCAGAACTCCTCGTCGTCATCGACCCATGCCGAGGCATGGAGACGGGCAAGGTGGGGCATCTCGGCCAGAAGCTTTGCAGCTAATGGTACGAGGTCTTCACTACAGGAGACCCCTTTGCCAAGCTTGCGCTTGACAGAGGCCTCGCGCTTCTTCGTCAGTGAAGTAGCACCAGGGCCGAACCGTAAACCCAGCTCTTCGAGCGCGGGAACGGGACCGAGCAACTGCGCGATTTTGAGTTGCGCAGTGTAGAGCACGCCGGCGACGTCTGCAGGGAAGCAGAATCGCCCATCGTGATACGCTCGGAACAGCTCGTTTGTCTCACGACAACGAGCCTCAGCCTCGAGCAGTGATTTGATCGCTGCACTTTCCTTGTCGATCCCTATCTCGAGAAATTCGAGCTTCGAGAACAACGCGGTCGCTTGGCGAACGCGGCGGATGGTGTCTATGTCCCATCGTTCGTAATCACACTCGAAGTCACAGACCTTAGCGAAATCGCCTTTTCGAAGCAATCTCGCCAGATCCTGACACGGCGCCTTCAGGGGTTCCTTCAACAGGATCCTGTCGGCGAGTGCACAGAGGACGTCTAGCGTCTCGCCCTCGGACAACGGCTCCAACCAGTGAGCGCACTTGCGCATAGATCACTCTCCTATATAGGAATAAAGAAAGGAGCAGCCCAATCACGACCAGGACGGTCGTGCAAGCCACTATCACGATCGCTAGCACCTCAAGAAACAAGGCTGCTAGCACGAGGGACGTCACGACACCTGGATCAGGCGTTGATGGACGTCCGCCGCTACACCGGCCGAAACCGGGGTGACAGTGGTGGACACGTTGTTGAGGTGGTTCAGCAAGATCTGCATTGCGATCCGCTTCGTCGTCTCCGTCGACCGTGGGTTATGGTAACCCACGAGCTCGTAACGGTCGACGTACGCCACCTTGGGAGGCGCGGTGTAGCCCTGGGCGTTTTGGCCCGAGACGGACTCCATGACCGGCACTTCCACCCGGCTAACCGTCTTCTTGATCCCAGATTTCAAGCGGGACAAGAACTGCGTCAGGCGAACCTGAGCATAGTCCGGGACTGTTGCGATCTGCTCACGCCAAAGCGCGAGAGTCGTCAGAGCAGTGCCCGTACCGGTTTTCTCGATTCCATCACCAACGAGGGTGTGGGAGACCGGGGTTGCTGCACCGTCGAAGACGGTGATGTTGGCTTGTTGGCCCAAAGGATTTACTCCTGAAATAGCCGCAGTGAGGTTTCAGTCGAATAACCGACCGAATTGTTTGACCCCTAGCGACAAAGTGGTTAGAGCCCTCTGCCACGACTGAAACGCCCCGAGGGGCGCTAGCTGTGGCGGAGGAACGTCGAGTGAAGTCGAGATTGTCCGAGTGAACGTTCCCGAATAGACGGCGATGCCTTTGCAGGCTTCATCGTCCGCGACCTCGATGACATTACTACCAACAATCCAAGCGTTAATCCCAGCGTTGAGCTGGTAGTCCTTCTTGGAAGTGATAAAGGTACCCTTGCCGAGGGCGGCTCGCGTTGCACGAGCCTCTAGGTAGCCACCAACGTCGTACATGTAATCAAACACGAACGACAAGGGGAGGGCGTTCCATAGAACCACCTCCGGATCGAAAAGACCCGAAAGAGAGAAAGCAGAGGGCTCATTGACAAAATGAGCGACTATATGCTTCTCAACGGTGCGATTTTGCAAATCCCACCGGGACCAACCACCGGCCATGCCGGGGTAAAGTCCTACCTTCTTTCGCGAAGTCCGAAGCGTCATACCGACGGGTCGGTTTAAGTGATTATGTGCAAGAGCCTCGGCGGCTCCGCGTAGATCACCTAAAAGGGGTTCCACTGCTAAGTGGTACTCGAGCCACTGGTTAGGCGGCACATCGCGCCAAGCTTCTCCACGTCTCTTGTTAGCCACCGCAGCCGAGAGGTCTTTGTAGACATCAAGCTGCTGATTGACTTCACGACGAGAACGCAAGTTCTGCTTGAAGCGACCCCACTCCTGGAGCGTACGAAGGGCCATCCGAGGATTGGCTTTCTTCATATAGATCGCACTCCGATACACACGGGACGCGGTATCGAAGATGAACTTGATGGTCTCACGACCCTCAGCTCCAATAGCGACAGCGAGATTGAAATCGCTGCCAGTCACCTTCTCACGAAGGCGCTCTAGGAGTTTATAGTCATCAGCGGACCTCCAGGGATCAGGAATATTCTGAGGTAGGTAACCGCAGGCTTGAAGCCCGCGCACCCGGCGAGTGCCGTCATTCTTAGCCTTCATAATGAAGGTAGAATCCCTCCTTGTATCCCAAGTCTTCGTGTAGTCGTGGTACCCTGGGGTTGGAGATTCCCCTTCCGGATACTCAGCTTCACGAAGCCGCCTGGAACGGGCGACGTCGAAGATGGACTGAGATTTCCATCGCTCATCGGTCATGTCAGGGACTGCCCCTTTCGGGAGCGTGAACCTCCCCTGACTGTAAGGTTGCTTCAGTGGGTTAACCACAAAAAGCGCCTGGCGTTCCTTAAAGGTCGGTTTCTTGCGAAACGTAGACCCAGGGACCCCGTCGGCACCTGACCACGATACTTGCGTACCATTGATCAAGTTCGTGTTTCCACAACTCGTCGAAGCAACTGTCGTGACTTTTGTAGTCCACGAACCGGTCGTCATAAGCTTCACAGCCTGACGACTGCGCCTCGCATTTAAGAGTAGTGGACGGCTTACAAGGCCGATCACCTCTATCCCATAGAAAAGCTTCTAACGACTGCATGTCTGCAGAAGTCCCATTTGGCCTCTCCAGTGGAGATAAAAGGTCAGAGAAACAC